CTATAAACATAACTCCAAAAGAGGAGTATAAAGGCGCAGACTTTCAAATAAAAGGACAAGATATAGAAACCCCATATAAAGGAGCTATTTTTTACAAAAGCGATACAATGCATAGAGTCACTCCTTTAGTTGAAGGCGATAAGAAAAGTTTAGTAATATGGCTACCATGTAAGGAACAAATGTAATGTGTGGATTCGTTGTTACAACTAGAATAAATGAACTAGAGACTCTAATGAATAAACAGAAGTTTAGAGGCCCTGATGATACAGGGTACTGGGCAGATGAAAAGATTGGATTCGGACATGTATTATTAGATATTAATGGAGAACATCAATTACAACCTTTCAAAACAAAGAAAGGAAATATATTAGTGTTCAATGGAGAAATGTATGATTCTAATATAAGTAATGATACTGCATTTTTGGGAAATGGATTAGATATGTTTGGTTTTAAGTTTATTTCCAATACAGACTTTCATGGCTCATTTGTATATTATGATAGAAAAGCTAATAAACTTATCTTTGGTAGAGACCATTTTGGAACAAAACCCTTATGGATTCATAAAAAAGGAACAGACTTTACAATAACAACTTCTCTAAGAAGTGTAGAACATAAAGTAGTAAATGAAAGAATATTCAATCAGTTTATAAATAATCCTTTATGGATTGGAAATGCTAGTCCTTTTAAAGATACTATAAAAGTAGCCCCAGGCTCAACATATACACTAGATTTAAATACTAATACATTACAACATAAAAATTTATGGGGAAGTTATAGAATAAATAGTAAGAAAATAAATTATGATGACTTTAGACAAAGATTAGTAAGTAGTATAAAGAAAGTTGCAAAAAACAAACAAAAAACAGGAATATTTCTAAGCGGAGGACTAGATAGCACTTGTGCATTAGGAATACTAAAAGATACAGATTTGGATTTAACTGCATACATTTGTGATTACAGCACAGGGGGTGCAAAGTATCATGACCATAACGCATTTAGAAAAGAATCAAAAATGGCAATACAAACCTGTAAAGAATGGGGAGTACCTTATAAAGTTGTAAAACTAGAGTATAGTTCTATTACTCATTACGATAGAATGTGGCTAAATATGACACACTATCCTTGGGTAGATATGAATAGACGAGCACCTAGATTTGCATTATGTAAAGCCGCTAGTAGAGATGGCTGTAAAGTTATTCTTACAGGCGATAGTGCAGATGAACTTTTTACAGGATATCAACATCATGATAGATACTATGAAGATGCATACTGTCAAGAAACAATAGAACAGTATTCTATAAGACAAAAGTGGATACCAAGACAGATATTTAGTAAAACTGACCATCAAAATAATTCTTTGTGGTATGATTTAGTAAGCACTTCTGAGCAGAATATACTTACTACTGACCAAACCTGCGGTATGTGGGGCATGGAAAGTAGACCTGTATTCTTATCTCAAAGTTTTCTAAGATATATTTTAGAAATAAATAGTAAAGTTAAGTTCAAAAAACACAAAGATTATCAGTTAGGCACTTACAAATACTTATTACGAGAAGTAATGAAAGACTATCTTCCAGAGCATGTTCGTACTAGAAAACAGAAAGTAGGATGGTCATCGCCTTGGGACAACAATCATAAAGAGTTAGTTCGTTTGTGGAAACTACAAGACTTAGAATATATCTCAAATTTATGAAGGCAGTATTGTTAAACAGAATATACATGAGTGTAAATAAAGATTTACATAATAGTATAGAGAAGGAACTAACGTATACTATTGCCCCTCGTATTCCTAGCGACCCACCTATTGTGTTTAAAACAATACGATTTATTAGAGATGGATTAATCTCCATACCTATGGGAAGAGTGGATTTAATCCCAGATGATTACGAAATAATCGATAAGCGAGTAACCTCGCCAGTAGAACTACCAGACTTTGCGTATACTTTACGACCTTCCCAACAGAGGGTACATGACGAGGTTGATGACAATTCTATAATTAACGCTTGGGTAAGTTGGGGAAAGACAATAACGGCTTTGGCTATAGCTAAGAAGTTAGGTCAGAAAACATTAGTTGTTACCCACACAACTAACTTAAGAAATCAGTGGGAAAAAGACGTACAAAATTGTTTTGGAATACAAGCAGGGAGAATCGGGTCAGGTAGCTTTGATACTTCGTCCCCAATCGTTGTAGGGAATATTCAGAGTTTGTACAGAAAAATGGACGACATCAAACAAGTTTTTGGAACTGTGATTTTAGACGAGATGCACCATGTTAGTAGTCCGACTTTTACTCGGATTGTTGATGAAATGCCTGCTCGTTATAAGGTCGGGCTGACAGGAACACTAGAAAGAAAAGATGGACGCCATGTGGTTTTTAGAGATTACTTTGGTCACAATGTAATGAAACCACCAAAAGAAAATTATCTTATACCTAAGATTGATATTGTAAAGTCAGATATTAGGTTTTTAGATGGTTCGTTTACGCCTTGGGCTGAACGAATAAATCATCTTGCATATAATGAAGAATATGTTCATAGTGTAAGTATGATAGCGGCTAAGTATGCTGCAGAGGGACACAAAGTTTTAGTAGTGTCAGATCGAGTGGCTTTTCTAAAAGCCTGTGCTAACCTCTGTGGCGACAAAGCTGTCTCTATAACAGGAGACATGGAGTTTACTGAAAGAGAGAAAACTATGGAACAAATAAAGAGAAATAAAAATATTTTATTTGGAACACAGTCCATTTTCTCCGAAGGTATCTCATTGAATGATTTAAGTTGTTTAGTACTTGGTACACCAGTTAATAATGAACCTTTACTTACACAGCTAATCGGAAGAATAATAAGAGAGAAAGAAGGAAAACGACAACCAGTTGTTGTAGACATTCATCTCAAAGGAAAAACGGCAGCTCGTCAAGCAAATGCAAGACTGGGCTACTACATGAGACAAGATTACGAGGTTAATATACTATGAGTGAAAAGAAAGAAATTCAACTTAATATAGAAGAAATGCGAAAGAATAAAGTATTCTTAGCTACACCAATGTATGGTGGAATGTGTCACGGACTCTACACTAAATCTTTAATGGATACTACAGCAGTTACTATGCAACATGGTTTACAGTTACAAATCTATTATATGTTTAATGAAAGTTTAATTACTAGAGCAAGAAACTACTGTGCGGCTAACTTTATGAAAAGTAACGCTGACTGGTTATTATTTGTTGATAGTGATATAGCTTGGGGAGCAATGGATTTAATGTATATGTGGCATTTGATATCTACTAGAGATGACTTAAAAGTCTTCTGTGGTTTATATCCAAAGAAAACAATAGCGTGGGAAAAAGTATTACATGCAGCTAAAAGCGGTATGTATGATGAAAACCCTACATTATTAGAAAAAGTAGCAGGAGATATGGTATTCAATCCTTTACCAGATGAGTACCCCGATGGACAAGCACCTATCTTCGAGCCTGTAAGAATAAAAGAAGGTGCAACAGGATTTATGTTTATACATAGGTCAGTATTTGAAAAATACAATGAAGAACACCCTGAAAGATTATACACTCCAGACCATTTAAGAGAGGGAGAGTTTAAACATGGGGAAAGAATAATGGCATATTTTGATTGCATAATCAATGACCAAAACAGATATCTAAGTGAGGATTATATGTTCTCAGAAGTTTGTAGAGATATGGGCATAGATATTTGGGCACTACCTATGGTAGAGCTTATGCATTGTGGAAGTCATATATTTCAAGGTAAATTGATAGATATGGCTATGGCTGGAGTACATGCAACATTGGCTCCAGAAGAAGTTGAAAAGAAAATTGAAAGAGAGATGAACGATATAGAACAATCAAATGCTCCTAATCCAGGAACTTTAGGTTCTGATGAAGCACAGAAAAATAGTTCTTGACAACATCTCGGAAAAGTGTTATAATATATGTTACTATTTGACTGGAATAAGATTGTAAAAATAAGCAAAGGGAATGTTGGAGACATCATTCAGATACTTAGGATTATAACCTATAAAATTCCACCAAAAAATTACTATGATAAAACTTTTAAGTTTTACAAGTATAAGTTCGGAGGCAAGTCTTATCTTCTTAACCCGAAAGATTTACTTGAACGAGGACGAGCATTTAGTGATAAAGAGGTGGCGGAATATGCAGGTGTCGCATCATTTCGCAACTATCACAACTATGTAAATACAAAAGACACCACACTAGATTTTCTGATGTCACCGATATCAGAAGAAATTATAAATAATAATAGACTGCTTGAACTAAAAGAAGGACGGGTACACTTTATGTTTGAGGAGACAACAGGAGAATAAAAATGGCAATTGGATTCAACCAAACCAAGGGCTCAGCCCAAAAAGAAAAAATCGAAACCTATAACTATGCAGGTAGAGAAGACCACCACTTAAGAATGGTAGGTGACTTACTACCTAGATATGTCTATTGGATTAAAGGGGAGAATGGTAAAAATATTCCTATGGAGTGTTTATCATTTGACCGTAATTCAGAAACCTTTAACAACAAAGAACATGACCATGTTCGTGACTTCTACCCAGATTTAAAATGTGGATGGTCTTATGCTGTTCAGTGTATAGACTACTCTGATAAAGCTGTTAAAGTTTTGAATTTAAAAAGAAAACTATTCGACCAAATGATAGTAGCTATGGAAGAGTTGGGAGACCCAACAGACCCAGTCACAGGATATGACATCCATTTCAAAAGAAAGAAGACTGGCCCACAGGTATTTAATGTCGAATATCAATTACAAGTTCTTAAGTGTAAACCAAGAGAACTTGAGGACTGGGAGAAAGACTTAGTTGCAAATCTAAAGTCTATGGACGATGTCCTTCCTAGACCTACAGCAGACGCTCAACTAGAACTATTAAGAAGAGTCACAGATTCTGAGGGCGGCAACGCACCATCAGAAGTAGATTCTGAATTTGACGTATCATGATTGGCGTAGGTGAGAAGTTTCCCGCATTTGACTTGCAGGGTGTAAATCAATTAAATGAGTTTGTAAAAGTCTCAGTAAGTGAGCATTATCAACCTACTAAACATGACTACACTGTAATTTACTTCTACCCTAAAGATTTTACCTTTATATGTCCTACAGAAATTTCTGGAATGGATTGCTTGGTAGAAGATGCTAATGTTATTGGTATAAGTGGAGACAATGAGTTCTGTAAATTAGCTTGGAAACAAGATAATGACCTTATTGGAAACATACAACACTCACTAGCCGCAGATTGTGGACTAGGTTTATCTTCAGCACTAGGAATAGTTAATGAAGATGAAGGAGTTTGTTATAGAGCTACTTATATTATTGATAAAGATAATATAGTACAGCATGTAAGCGTAAATACACTAGACACAGGCAGAAATGCAGAAGAAGTTCTTAGAACTTTACAAGGCATAAAAGCTGGCGGTCTTACAGGTTGTGAATGGCAACCAGGAGATGACTTTGTAGCATGATTTTATTTACAGCAGATTGGCATATTAAATTAGGACAAAAGAATGTACCCCTGCCATGGGCATGTACTAGATATCAGTTGTTTTATGAACAGGTGCAAGAAGCTATAGATAAACATAATGTTAACACTCACATCATTGGTGGGGACTTGTTTGACCGAGTCCCCAGCATGGATGAACTTACTTTATACTTTGATTTTGTTAAGAACTGTAGAGTAAGAACAATTATCTATGATGGAAACCACGAAGCCACAAGAAAAAATAAAACTTTCTTTGATAACTTAAAGAAAGTAACAAATGAACTCAACCCACATGTTGAGGTTATTACAGAAACATACTACGAAGATGACTGGGCAATCTTACCTTATGCAGACTTGCATAGAAAGGGTAGTATAGAATTGATAGATGCAGACTATCTATTCACTCATGTGCGTGGTGAGATACCACCTCATGTTATCCCAGAAGTAGATTTAGAAAGATTTGATAAGTTTAAAACTGTCTTTGCTGGAGACTTACATGCTCACGAGAATACTCAACGAAATATTGTATATCCTGGCAGTCCTATGACTACCTCGTTTCATAGAAATGAAGTAAAAACTGGGTA